GGAAGGCCTTGGACTAGATATGGGTAAAGAACCCGATTCTCTTCTCGGGAAGGTTTTCAGGGTTACAACAGGGAAATGGAACTTGGAAATCGGTGGGGATACTCTTGTTACAACCAGGGGTATTTCCATGGGTTTGCCGGTTTCTTGGCCCTTGTTGAATCTCTACAACCTATGGCTTGTGAACGAGTCATGGCGATGTATTGGCATTGAAGGATTCGGGTTGGGTCGCAAGAACCGTTGCCACACTCAGTGTGGGGACGATCTTGTCGCATTCTGGCCCGAGGTTGTCAATGACAACTACACTCGTCTCCTTAGGGAAACTGGCGGAGAACTCTCTCCTGGTAAGGACCTCCAATCAAAGCGTTGTTTTAACTTTGTTGAGAGGGCTGGGTGCTTATCCTGGGTGGATGGGCGTCCCAAGCTACACATTCCTAGTATCATCCCGATGAAAACGGTTTGTGGTTCGAACCAGGGTTCATCTGTTCCACGCTTCATTGAAGCTGGTTCATCCGTTTCGACTACGATGGCTTTACTTCCAGAAGGTAGTGCTATTCGTACCGTTACAGGACTTGTCATTAAGGAGACCTACGGGTCCCTTATTGCGAGGATGGACAAGATGGGCCTCTATCCGATGATCCCCCGTTTATACGGTGGTGGAGGATTTCCGATTCTTCCCCGAGAGTCGGATTGCTGGAAACGGTACCCTCTCTTCAGTAGATCTTGGCGGATCATACTGGGTCACCTTCACGGGTGGCGCGGAATCCGTGCATCCTGTGGCCTCACGTCCGCGTGGGCTCCAGTTTACACTGCTTCCGAAGATTGGGACAGCGTTTGGAATAAGGTTCAATCCCATGTCGACGAATACGGAGTTGGTTTCAAATCACAACCGGAACGGAATACACATAAGTCTACGTTCATAGGAACCCAGGTCACAGCTGCGATATCGCGTTTGCAATATCTCAGGACTGGGCAACTTCTGCGAGACCAGTCATGGCCATCGATGCGCGTTGTCGCACATCGCTTGTCGGAGGCCGTGAGGAAGCTCAATGGGTTAGTTCCGTGGAGTAGACTTAGAGACTCACCAAACAACATGGTTAAGGGTATAAAGCTTCGGAGGCTTGCCTTCGAAACTTTACACTCTTACCGTGCTGATTTTGTGAGCGTTGTACTAAGTTCCGAATTGTGTCTTGGAGCAAAACCAATGGTTGGTACCAATGAAAGACGAGCGGTCAAGGATAGATATGCCCAATTCACGGGCACAGCCTTTGACTATGAGATCGAGCAGTTCCTTTTCGAAGGTTCTGCTAGTGATCCTAGAGACATTTAGAATTGGGGGTTAGGGTGATACCTCCTCAGTTCACCGGTGGGCACTTCGGTGTTGTGGGCAATCGCTGGGTAAGACCTCACTGTTTACAGTGTGGCACCTCATTCGCTCCATCCGCACGATCCTATTGGGGGTCCCGGGTTGTACTATGAACTACTTATAGTCTAGTGGTTAATCTATACTTGATCGCTTCATTGGTAGGTGCTACGTTCAATAGGCTGTCGTGCGCTTTATCCGCGCATCCGCAAGGCACTACTTGGTCAGAAGTTCAGGCTTGCCCTGACGCTAAGCATCCGAGCGGCAATTGTGGTACTCACCTTCATCCTTTTCGGGGGTTGTTGGTAGGGTTTGTCTCCCTAGTTCTTTCGAGAGCTGTGTATCCATGGTTGGCGATCAACGACTTCGGTCTATTCCTATTGAATCCATCCGTTCAGGCCAGGCCGAAAAGGTCTTTGCCAGCTGGTGCCCAGTCGTTCTAATTAAGACGCCCGTGAAGAACCACGGGTTAATGCAGGTAGATCCCTTAAGCTTGAGGGA